GCAATTTGTCTTGTTTGTGAACGTACACCAAAAATTAAACATTGGTTGCCAACACAAGAGCGTAATTATATAAATGTTTTGTCTATACCGTCTAATTTATGCGTTCGCATTTCAGGTGCAAAAGTAAATGGTAAATCAAACACATTATATAATAACGCTTTTAACTTAGCTGGCATTTGTACGAGTACTGTCCACACAAAAGACAAAGAACCAATAGGACAAGAGTGCAAAGCTTATACCAGAAATAATAATTGTGGTGATTGTCGGGCGTGTTGGGATACTACTGTTAAGAATGTATCATACAAAAAACATTAATTAATATGTAAGAAATAATAATAGAACCCGTCTAATTAAATATGAACAAAACAAAATTGGCGAATATACGCAAACAGATTGATCTATCAGGTGATAGCATTCTAATGAAATTAAATCTTTTAAGTGATAAAGAACTCAATAAATTTATAACTGTATTTAAAGAATACGATAAAAGTTTAGATAAAAATACATAAAGTTTATTCTCCCAAACTTGGCAAGGTGTTATTAATTTAGCACCTTGCATTTTTTTATTTGACATTCTTTTAAAAAAAATAGTACACTGATAGTACTACAAATTTTAAACCTAGAACAAAACAAGAACAAGGAGAATTAAATATGAAAACCGGAATGACAATACACGACATTGAAAAAATCGAATTTAGAAAAAACCTTACAAGATTAGATACTGGTACATACAGTACTCATCTTATAATAACGGATGAAAAAGGGTTTGAACTAGATATAGTTTTATTCTCTGATGATGCAGAAACTTTAAAAATAAAGAACAAATAAACAAACTTAAAGGAGAATACTAATGGATTTATTAAGAACACCGTCAGAATATGTAAATGATTACATGGAAGCTTTTAATGATACTTGTTATGGTGACGGATTAACTTATTTAAAAGACGGTATCAATAATTGTATTGAGTTAAATAAACTACCACAATTTATGCACATTGATTATGCGTTGGAAGTTTTAAAAATTGTTAATTATCTAAAATTGTGTTCACCAAGATTACGTAAAAAATTAACTGCGGTTGGAAAGCCATACTATTTAAAGACTCCCGTAATAAAAGTAAGAGGTGGTAAACCAACACGTAATTATTAAATAAACAAACTCAAATTAAAACCCAGCGTGTAACAGCGTTGGGTTTTTTTGTCTTAGCAATGTTCACGATATGTTCCTAGCGTTTTAAGAACTTCTTAGAGCGTCTGTAATACATTTATATAGTAACATACCAGCCAACTAATAAAACGATTGTAACAAGCTTAAAACAGCGTACAGCGTATATTCTAAGTAATACTAGCGATAACATAACTATATCAACTAAATGTATATCTATTGCACACACATGCTTACACCTAGATTTTTTAAACAACACTGAACCACAATGTAAACACATTGTAATCAATAGCTTACCAATACTGTTACACGTGAAACACGGGCTATTGTGTACCATAAATACAACACATTGTTGCAATCTGGACACAAACTGGTACAATGTGTGACATATATGTAACAGTAGAACCCCCCCGTGGTGTAGTATAATGTTAATTGTTGTCTGTCCACATTTTTTGGGGTATTTTAAAATACGCTATTGACTTTAGTGCTACACTATGATATAATTTAGTTAACATAGGAGTACTCCATGCGTTTCGAAGACTACAAAAATCCAAAGACAATAGACAAAAAGCTTACCAAACGTGAACAACGATTTGTACAATATCTCGTAGATGACAAGATGGATGTTGTCTTAGCCTACGAGAAAGCTGGGTACACGGGGAAGAACAAGGGTGTATTTAAACACCGTGCAAACAGAACACAAAGATACCTTTGGACACACATAGAATCTAGGATCAAGGAGAAAGTATCTGAAACAGCTACAACTGCTCTAGGTGTACTAGAAGAACTACTTGGTTCAGAGTCGGACACAGTGAGATTAAATGCAGCTAGGGACATCCTCAGTAGAGCAGGATACGATGCTGTACAGAAGCAAGAAACCACTTTGAAAGATGTCATAGAGCTTACAGACGAAGAGATAGACAAGCAGATACAGAAGCTGGTAAAAGACAACGTGGTAAAGTTTCCGAAGGAAGTAAAATAGTTGGACAAAGGTAAAGTCTTAGAGCTTCTCAAAGAAAAGAAACGCAGGGTAGAAGAAAACAGAATTAAAGACTACGAGTCCTACGAGTACCAAAAGAAGTTTCACTCTGAGGGCAAGGGAAGCGCACAGCGTATTCTGATGGCAGCTAACAGGGTGGGGAAAACATTCTGTGGAGCAGCAGAGACAAGTTACCACATGACAGGGTTGTATCCTGAGTGGTGGGAGGGTAAAAGATTTGACCACCCGGTAAGAGTTTGGGCAGCAGGTGAGAGTAATGATACCACCAGAGATATTATACAGAAAGAATTATTTGGAGTACCACAAGACCCTAGCAAGTTAGGACACGGTTCAGTACCCAAAGAACAGATAGTAAGCACAGTACGTAAACCCGGAGTACCCAACGCCTTTAGTTCTGCACTTGTCAAACACAAGTCAGGGGGTAACTCCAGCATAAGTTTTAAAGCCTATGAACAGGGGTTCGAGAAGTTCATGGGCGAGGCCGTGGATGTTGTCTGGCTTGATGAGGAACCTAAACAGGAAATCTTCAGTCAGTGTATAACCAGAACAGCAGACACAGGGGGTATTGTCTATATGACGTTTACCCCGGAAAAAGGGATGACTCAGGTAGTAAGTTCTTTTTTAAACGAACTGAAACCGGGTCAATCTCTGATAACTGCTACTTGGGACGATGTGGATCACTTAGATCCATCTACCAAGGAACAGTTATTGTCAGTTTATAGCCCTGCTGAGAGGGATATGAGATCAAAAGGTATACCTGTATTTGGCTCAGGTTTGATCTTTCCTGTATCAGAAGAGGACATCACTTGCGAAGACTTTGAGATACCTAAACACTATCTTGTCTTAGCTGGTATAGATTTTGGATATGATCACCCCACGGCACTCAGTTGGGTAGCACTTGATCCAGATAACGATATAATATACGTCTACGATGAATACAGGAGAAGCAAGGAAACACCTATTACACACGCAGCAGCGTTGAACTCTAGGTCTAGGGGTATCCCGGTAGCTTTTCCTCACGATGGTTTACAACACGATAAAGGTTCTGGAATACAGTTAGCACAGCAATACAGAGACTTGGGGGTCTATATGCTCCCTGAGCACTTTTCTAATCCACCAGCAGAAGGGAAAATAAATGGTAATAATTCAGTTGAAGCTGGTATCAGCGAAATGCTACAAAGGTTTGAAACAGGCCGTCTACAAATTTTTGAGTCCTGTCAGGAAACTCTTGAAGAGCTTAGGTTGTACCATAGAAAAAATGGGAAAGTGGTTGCAATCAAAGATGACTTAATCTCATCAATGAGATATGCTACTCTTTCCGTAGAACGGTTCGGAGAGAAAATGACAAGTAACACCGTTTACAAAAAGTACAACTTTGATGCTAAAATTGAGTATAACCATAGGGGTATAGTATAATGCCAAATTATAAAGGTAAAAAGTATAGTTATGATGCTAAAGGAATGGCAGCTTACAAAGCAGCCGTAGCTAAAAATAAGAAGAAAAAGAAGCGTAAGACAAAAAGGGCTTAGTATGGCTAAATTATCTGACGATGAAGTCCTTGCTATTGTAGATAGTGAGGTCGAGGAGAGTTCTTCTTTTATAGACTCTGAAGTAAGTACCCAGAGAGAGACAGCAATAGAGTACTTCTACGGTGAACCATTTGGTAACGAAGAAGACGGACGATCTCAGGTAGTTGTCACGGACGTTCAAGATACAATAATGTGGATGATGCCTAGCTTGATGCGTATCTTTACAAGTGGTAAAGACGTTGTACGTTTTGCACCACATGGCCCAGAGGACGTTCAAGTAGCAGAACAGGCTACGAACTACGTGAACCATGTGTTCTACAAACAGAACAATGGTTTTGACATACTGTACAACTTCTTCTTTGATGCTCTCTTACAAAAAGTAGGTATTGTAAAACACTACTGGGAAGATGTAGAGAAGACCACCACAGAGTCCTACGAGAAGCTGACAGAGCAAGAGTTTAGCTTGTTACAGCAGGACGAAGAACTAGAGATAGTAGAGCACACAGAAGACATAAAGGTAATAGAGATACCTGACCCACAGACAGGGGAGATAGTAGAAGTAGAAGAAATAAGTCACGATGCTATTTTTTCACGCACAAAAATAAGTGGTAAAGTAAGCATAGAAAATGTACCACCAGAAGAATTTTTGATAAATCGTGGAGCTAAAAGCTTAGAAGATTTCAGGTTTGTTTGTCACAGGTCACACAAGACCCGTGGCGAACTTATAGAAATGGGGTTTGACGAGGAAATAGTAGAAGACTTAGCAGGTTCTGGATCAAGTGCAGATGGTATTACATCTAGTCAAGAATACATGGCTAGACACGCTTATGACAGTACAAACGTAACAGATATAGGCTCTATGTCCAAGTCTGAAGACACAGTTGAAGTATTCGAGTCGTATACCAGACTAGACATGGAAGACAATGGTGTAGGTGTACTGTACAAAATAATACACTCTGGTAATGAAATCCTAGAGAAAGAGCCAGTAGATACCATACCATTTAGCTCTATCTGTCCTATCCCGATCCCTCACAAGTTCTATGGTTTATCGGTAGCAGAGACAGTGCAAGACATACAGTTAGTACGTAGTACGCTCACAAGGAACCTCTTGGATAATATGTACCTTGCTAACAACGGACGATTCCAGATAGTAGAAGGGCAAGTTAACATAGACGATCTGTTAACCAACCGTCCCGGTGGAGTTGTGCGTACCAGATCACCTAATGCTCTACAGCCTATACAAACACCTGCCTTGCAGCAGTACAGTTTTGAGATGCTAGACTATTGGGACAAGTTAAAATCCGGGCGTACAGGCGTAAATCCTGCTACACAGGGGCTACCTGCTGACATTTTAAAGTCACACGTAACTCAAGGTGCTGTACAAGGTGCTCTGAGTAATGCACAAGGCAGAGTAGAACTTATAGCTAGAATCTTTGCTGAAACAGGTGTTAAAAGTATGTTTAAAGCTATCTACAACCTTATACAAAGGTATGAAGATGGTAAAAAGGTAATGAGATTAAACAACAGCTACTATGAGGTTGACCCTTCAAGTTGGATAGAAGACTTAGATGTAACCGTAGAAGTTGGTTTAGGATATGGAGATCAGGATGTTAGGCTTAATAATCTATCTAGTTATGCAGGTCTTATAGAAAAGATTGCACAACAAACAGACAACATAGTTTCACCAGATAATATATATAACTTAGCTAAAGAAATTGGTACAGAGATGGGTATAAAAGATACTGATCAGTATATTACACCACCTCAGCCAGTAGAACCTCAGCCAAGTCCACAAGAACAGCTTGCACAAGCACAGGGACAAGCTATGATCATGGAAGCTGAGACTTCTAGAATGGAAGCAGAAATAAAAGCTAACGAGCTACAAATAAAAGCTGGTAAACTGGAGTTAGAAAGATTAGAACTAGAAAATAACATTAACCTCAAAAAAGAAGAGATCAAGTTAAAAGGCGTAGAGCTTGGATACGAGATGTCTTCGCAAAGAAATGTAAAGGCATAGGAGTTAAACATGGCAAGACAAAATAGTTACTACAGAGTAAATTCAAGCGAGAACCTAGCAGCAACCACAACTTCAGGAGCTACCAGATCAGGTGCGTGTCCTGCACAGATAACTAAAGTAAGAATATCTGTAACTGCTCTAGCTTACGTGGCAGTCAAAGGTGGTCAAGGAGCTTCACCTACAGCAACTGTAGCTGCTGGAGTACAACTAAACGCAGGTGGCCCAGAGATTTTTACAGTAGTTGAAGGTGATAAAATAGCAGCTATAACTGCTTCAGGGACAGCTACAGTTAATGTAACTTGGCTAGAAGGCTAACACGGGGAGGTTCACTTGGCTACTAATAAAAAGATAACTGCTCTTTCAGAATTATCTGAAATAAATCTTGCTGATGATGATGTTCTTGCTGTAGTAGATGTTAGTGCAGGTACAACCCACAAAGTAAGAAAATCAACCTTAGCATCTGCCTTAGCTGGTGTTGCTTCCATATCAGCAGATAGTCCATTAGCTGTGAGTGCATCTACGGGATCAGTTACTGTAAGCACAGGAACCATACCTGTTTCCAAAGGGGGTACAGGTGCTACTTCACTGACAGACGGTGGTGTTCTACTAGGTTCTGGTACAGGTGCTGTAACTGCTATGGGTGTGCTATCTAATGGTCAAATGATCGTAGGAGATGGTACAACAGACCCGGTAGCTGAGAGTGGAGCTACACTGCGTACCTCTATAGGTCTTGGGTCTATTGCTACTCAAGCTTCTGACTCCGTAAGTATTACAGGAGGATCAATAACAGGTATAACAGATTTAACAGTAGCTGATGGTGGTACAGGTGCATCTAGTTTAACAGATGGTGGAGTTTTGTTAGGATCAGGTACAGGAGCTATTACAGCAATGGCTGTACTAGGTGACGGTGAGATGATCGTGGGTGACGGTACAACTGATCCAGTTGCAGAAAGTGGATCTACTCTTAGGGCTTCTATTGGTGTAGCAATAGGGTCTGACGTACAAGCATTTGACGCAGACACTTTGAAAGCTGACACTGCCGACAATCTCACTGCTGGTTTTTCAACAACGGTACACGATGCTGGCACTAAATCTTCAGGAACTTATACACCCGATCAAGATGACGGCAACATACAAAAAGCTGTCAACGGAGGAGCGCATACACTAGCTCCAACGGTAGATGACTGTGCAGTAATAATTCAATACACAAACAACGCTAGTGCTGGAACAATAACTACTTCTGGTTTCACGCTGGTCGATGGTGATGACATAAGCACAACAAATGGAGATGATTTCTTTTTCTATCTAACTAAAGCAAACGGGTTCTCACTTCTGACTGTGAAAGCACTGCAATAATGTTCGCTTCTATTTACTCAATGCAAGGTGGCTCTAGTCTCTTTGGTGGAGACTTCTTTGCTACAGGTGGTAATACCATCACAGGTGCTGGCTTAAATATTGTCCACACTTTTACAGGTAGTGGTACGTTTGCCGTTGTTAAAGGTTCAACTGCGGTTAGCTATCTCGTGATTGCTGGAGGAGCAGGTGGTGGTGGTTATGCAGGTGGAGGTGGTGCTGGAGGTTATCGAGCATCTTTTAACGGAGAAGCGTCTGGCGGTGGAGCATCAAGCGAAAGTAGTCTTACCTTGGGTACAG